TAGTTATTCTGATACGGGTGTTTATATTTAGGCACCTTGGCCATATGTACCGGCATCCATCCCAGTAATACGTAAACCGGGCTAAAGCCTGTAACTAATATAGCTACATCTGTAGGCCTGCCCGGTCCTCGATTTTGTAGTATTAAATGGCCGTTAGTGTGCTTGGTCCATTTAACCTCGATATTCTCGCCAACATCTGCCGTATCGTGAGCGTTATCAATCGAGGGTATAAAGCCATAATCGCCAAAATAGTTAGCTACGGCGATCTCAGCCGCTGCGGCCTCTGACTCTTGCCATACTAGCTCGTGCCAGTTTTTATAGACTTGGCCAAAATTGCTCGCATCTTGTATTTCAGCGTTACGCGTTATGGTGCGCTCTAGCCCTACTCGATGAGCGGTAATCTCCTGCGACCTATCGAGTACGACTTTAGCTACGCGCGACATTGTGCACATAGCCATAGTACGACCTCACCGCTAACATCTCGTACATCAAAGCCGCCGAGTGCGGTATGCCACTTAAAGCACTCATCGCATTGTTTGGCCGCGACCACGGTCATATCGCCATTGTCGTGGATAGTCGTAGCTAATCCGTCTTTAATAAAAGTTAGCTCGCTCATAGCTTTAGACCGTCCTCGCACCGTTTACAAAATGCCACGACCAAACCATCCTCACGCACATAATCGTTAATATGCGTATCGTTATCGCACTTTGAGCAATTACCGGCACCGCCGTAACCATCAAAGCTATAAATATGCCCATCCGGTGAGCGATAAATATCTTTAGGGTTAATTGTCATACTTGAGGTTTCCATTTTCCATCTGATCCGAGTACGTGCCAATACGGGTTACATTGATTAGCTCTAACTCGCTCGGTGCACTTGTACGCCGCCCACGGCTTACCCGTTGCTTTAGCCGTGCCCTCGGCCCAAACCATCCGGCCATGGGAGCAGCTAGGTACCTCCGGCACAATTTCGCCGCCTAATTGCGTAGCTATATCGAGTACTGAGCTCGCCATTGTGGCCATATCCTCGATCGAGGCCTTTGTACTCCACGGATCAGAGCTTGCCGGTAATGTCTCTACCTTTTCCATATCCTGACGTGTAGGCCTGCCGCCCTCACTTGGCGATAGTAAACCTATGACTCGTCCGTAAGCGCTCGTAATTGTGTCCTCTACCATCCACTTACGCATATTTTGAGGGTATGTATTGACGTTACCAAACGCGTAATCGACGGCGCTAGGCACCGTATCCTCATACTCACGATAGGCCTCAGCTCTTACTAGGATCGTACCTTTTTCGATCTCAAAGCTTTCGATAAAAGCGACTAATCTACCGCTAGGAAACTCGGCCCTAAAACGTTTAATACGACTATTTACATCCTCATAATTATCTAAAAAACTCATTAGATTAACTCGCTCTCTTTGAGAGCTCTAGCGATAGCGCGGCCACGTACAAAGCCCTCGCCGTGCCCGTGCTTAAAGCCTATTGAGTAACCAATTACCATAAACATAAAACCGATAAAAGCTGCAAAAGCAGCGATTAATATATCTGCACTATTCATATACTTAGCCCTTTGTTAAGGCCGATCAAGCTACTAACCGAGTAGCCCTCTCAGCGTTTGTAGTATCAGTATGAGGGCTAAATGTCAGAATACAAAGCGTAGAGTCTCTTGGCGTGTCGCTACTTGGCGAGCCTGTCCTCTATGAGCATCTCGTATATACGGTCTACGCGGATCTCAATACGCTCTACGCGGCCGGCTAAATTGTGGCCGCCGTTACCGTCCGGCTTTAACTCAGCTAGATAATACTTAACCATATGACGGACGAGCCCAGCTCCTAGCCCCAAAATAGTAAAGCTGCCTAAAGCTATACCAACTACGAGCTGAGCTCTTTCCATTACTTAGACCCTACGCCTAATTGCTTTTCGCTAGGTTGTAGCGCCTTGAGTAGTGGCCCGATTAGCCCTGCGATAAACGCGTTAGCCAATACTTTATAGTCGGTGATGCCTGACATATACAACGCTGCCACACTAGCGAGGCTTGCTCGCCCGTATGACTTAGCCGCTGCTATTGCTTGCTCTTTCATTACTTTCTCCTTTAATGCCCTTTAGTTAATTTGACTCAACACGTAAAGCGTTGAGGTACCACTAGAGGTTATTGCATATAGGGGCTCGTGATCTCCCACCATAATCGTTAGTTTGTCACCGTTATCCAAACGATAACCATTAGCTACGGTTAAATCCGGTCCACCAATATATAACGTACCGCTTGCGCTATGTAAATAAACGCTTTGATCTCCGGGTAATGCCGGCACTACTACCGCTGCCGTTGTACCTACTGAAAATACCGCTGATCTAGGCATCTTTTAATCCTAACTTTGTAATTAATTCTTTTGCCTTGGTGGCACTTACCTCTCTCTCAAAGTGCATATCGTCCGGACGGCTCTTAAAATCGCCGCCCCACTTGAGGCCGTACTTTTTAGCTAGTGCTCTTAGCATCGGGATCTTTTCGGCCGGGAAAGTACCGACCTTGCCGAGTGGATGTTTAGTCGCATTTAGATCGATAGCCGTCCCGGATGAGTGACACGATAAACGGTCAGTAGATCCGCGTACCATACGAAAAGCGTAGCCCCAATCGTCAAACGTACCCTCATCGATAGGCTCGATTAGCTCGTGAAACTCCGCAGCAAAGGCGGCCAAGAGAGGCCCAACACTCTCGGCGCACCTCAGCTTACGTTCCGTACCCTTTACGGGGTAGGACTTTATTCCGATCTCGGCCGGATCTTTAGAGGCCGGATATCCGTTATAGCTCTGTAACTTTGTGCTCATTGTTTAAGCACTCCCATCGGCAGGTATCCTCGTTAAGAGTTTCCTCATTGTGGCAATTTTTTTTAGGAGCTATAAAAGCATCTCGGATCGCATCGTACGAATACCCAATACCTGCAAAGTTTTTACGTATATTGCCGTTGTAGCTCGTCTGTTTCCAAACACCACCGCCGGCCCACTCTGTAGCCCACGCCTCAACGTTTGGCTCATAATCATTATGTACAACGATTACACGTAGTACCTCGTTATTATCGTTTAGCTCTGCCACGTGTGCCATTAGAAAGTTATGCTCCCTGATCCGGTCCATGTATAAAATCTATAACCGCCGGTTACTGTAACGGTAGGCGATCCCGTTGTGGATGCCGCTATCGGATAACTTGATGGATATTTGAGACTTACTCGTCCTGATCCACCTGCACCGCCGTTATTTGGAGCCGAGGGTGCTGCTGAGCATCCACCACCGCCGCCGCCGGTATTAGCGGTACCCGCAGCGCCCGGGTTAGATCCAGTAGCACCCGCAGCGCCACCACCACCGGCACCACCACCACCGCCCGCATTACCGCCGGTAGAATATGTACCACCGCCGCCGCCGCCCGCGTATGTATTTGTAGATCCGCTTGCGTTCCATAAAACACCGCTTAAACCGTCACCACCATTACCGCCGGATACCCCACTACTTGCAGAGGACGGGGTCACACCTACCGCTCCGGCACCACCACCACCGCCGCTAACATAATAAGGGAAACTATTTTTACCAGCGCCGCCGTTATATCCGTAACCTGTACCGCCGCCTGAGGATCCTTGGTTAGCCGTGCCTCCGGTACTGCCGCCCTCGGCATTAGTACCACCGCCGCTACCGCCCGTTGCTCCTACTCGAGATCGTCCTGCGCCACCACCGCCGCCGTTTGCCGTAATGGTAGAAAAAACGGAGTTAGATCCGTTGTAACCATCTCCTCCGGTGCCTTGATTAGTGTTTGTAGGAGCACCCGCACCGACCGTTACGGTATAGCTAACACCCGCGCTAATTGATCTATTAGTTTGATATACAACACCTCCGGCACCACCACCACCGCCGCCGGTATCGCTATATCCACCTGCACCACCGCCCGCTATAACAAAAACGTCTATAGTCGGGGTAGCCGCTAAAGCAAACTTATTAAAACCTATACCCTTTAATGGACTCACGACGTAATATCTCCAATTAAAACCCATGTATCGGTGGCTTTTTTCCAAAGAGATGCGCCCGAGTATTGTCCAGTCAATTTTAATTTAGATCCACTTGAGTTAATTGTAACCCCAGCACCACCTACGGTTACTTGTCCTGCACCATACTGTAATAAATCGATACGAGTATTTACGGGAAAAGCGACGGATGCGTTAGTAGGTATTGTTAAAGTAATAGCCGAGGCATTAGTTAAAGTAATCATTTTACCGGCATCTCCGGCTACTAAAGTGTAAGTAGTGCCAGTCTGAGCGTTTTCGATAGCTTGGTTACCTACGCCGTAATCAAAAGAAAGAGTAACGGTACCGCTTGTACCTCCACCGCTTAAACCTGTACCGGCGGTAACTCCCTCAATATCTCCGGTAGCACCTGAGGCCGCCCACGCTGAGCCCGTGTAATACCATAACGAGTTATTATCTTTTGTAAATGCAAATTGTCCCTCTTGAGGCGAGGTAATAGCAGCGTTACGCGCTGCCTCACTTGCAAAAACTAAAATACCCTGCATGAGGTAGCCGTTTACATCGCCGGCCGTTAATACCTCACCGGTTGTAAAGGTCTTAAAACCTAGACCAGCTGCCATCTCTTGCTCCTT